ATGGCCATAGATAATGATCTTATTATATCAAATTTACGAAAAGTATTTGACCCTGAAATTAGTATCAATGTATACGATCTAGGTCTAATATATGATATATCAATTGACCAAAAAGAGCTAGAGGTCACCATCACGCACACTTTAACGAGTGCATTCTGCCCATTTGCAGATGAAATCGTTAGCAGTATACAAACAGCTGGCTATGTACCAGAAGTTATAAGTGTTATAGTAGAAACTACTTTTGACCCCCCATTCACATTAGATAGCGTATCAGAAGAGACTAAGTTGATGATGGGGTGGTAAATATGTCACACTTTCAATAAATCGACATTTGGGCCCATTATTCCCTTGCATTTTCCTATTTCGTATGGTATCATAAGGTATAGTCAGAAAAGGAAGACGTTATGATGAATTGCAATTGGATGTTTCGGAATCTTATGATCAAAAAGAACATGTTGAAAGAAGCAGGGATTGATATAGTTCCGCTCGACAACGAAAATAAGGTCAACAAGGCATTCAAAGCGGCCGGTTTGGTTTTCCCAAAATCAAACAATCGTGGGGTTGCCTAATGATCCTCACCCTCAAGGGCCTCACCAATCACGGTAAAAACCGAATTCGGGAGCATGGGGACAAGTGGGAAGTCTTAGACTTGCCCACAGGTGTGTTAAATATGTCACACAAACCCCTATTCCCTCCCATCAAATCAGTCATGACGGGCGATGAACGCTGGCTGGATGATGTGAATTTTTCTTGGATTCCTGATAGATTTTAGTTGACAAATGCTGTTGCGTATGGTACTATTAGGTATAGTGAGAAATAAGGAGATTTGTTATGCGACCTGGCCATTCTGGTGTTGATATTAGATATCTTTCTAATCCTCATGCAATTGCGATAGAACTCAACAAACTTTATGATTGGAGTCCTGAACATCTCAAAAAGAGGTTTGGGAAATATAATTTTAAAACTGATTGGAATGTTGAACTATATGAAAATTGTGCGTATAGTAAAAAATATCATATTACTACTGGTTTCAAAGTTGTAAAAAGGACAAAATAGATGGTTAAACGGATTGAATTGAACAAGGGCGTTAACCTTGGATTCGAGGAAAAAGAGGGCGATTTGATAGGTCGGCGGTGGGGATACGATATCCATTGCGAAAGGTCTGCTCGGGTAATGACGGTCAACGTGTATGACCGAAAGAAATTCAAGACTGTTAAAGCTCTATGGGAAGACGATGAGGTTCATCATCGGTATGTTGCGTATCTGGGTCTGTCTAAACGGAACGGTGCGTGGCATGTTGATCTGGTAGAGGTCGATTCACGGTATAAGGGTAAGAAACTTGCTAATAAGTTGTATCGGTTCGTACTGAAGACCCTTGGAATCACTCTGATGGCTGGTTCTTCGCAGTCTGTTGGTGGACGGTACATCTGGAATACCCTCGCAAAAGACCGGAACATCACGGTATACGCCAAGAAGGGGGTATATTCCAAGGTTGTTGACTTCCCCAAAACGGGAAAGCGGGAACTTAAAGGAAACCTTTTCAACCTGTATGATACCAATGCTGCGATATATGCGATTGCGGCGTAATATGAAAGCGGATAAAATATCTTGGTTAGGTCTGATTGGACTTATAGTAATTCTTGGTGCTGCTTACCTTCTTGGAGGTTAAAATAGTTCTTGACAAACCCTATTTTATGTGGTACAATGTATATAGAAATTGAGAGAGGAAGACGAAATTATGGCTTATATGAATGTTGAAAAGAAGAACAAACTTGCTCCCGGCATCAAGAAGGTGCTTGCGGAATACGGTATGAAGGGTACTCTTGCCAAGGATACGCATACTCTGAAAGTTAATCTGAAGTCTGGGCCCATTGATTTTGGTACGGATGGTGTTAATGAGTATCATATTGAGAACCATTTCACTGGTATTGCCAAGGAGTTTTTGCTGAAACTCAAGGATGCCATGATGGTCGGAAACCACAATAATACTGATCTCATGACCGACTATTTTGACGTTGGGTGGTACATCTCCATCAATGTCGGTAAGTGGGACAAGCCCTACGAGGTGATCGCCTAATGAACAAAAATAAATACACCCAGCAACAATGGGATAGAACGGTAGGTTACGGGAAAGTGCCCGATAAGTATAGTGTAGAGAAGAAAGATGAAGAAGATGAACAAAAAGACAGAAGCGCTGATGAAGACACTGACGACTGAGAATGTCGCAGTAATTCATGCTGCGTTTGAAGATACGCCTCGGACAGTTGCGTTTGTTGAAGTAGACAAATTGATGAGTGACGGTGGGAAGTGTGAAGCGGCATTTATGCTGACCAATTCAATTGATGCAGCTTGGTATACGGGTGATAAGGTCAATTATATTGGTCCTGAGAAAGCTTGCCGGAGTACATCGGTCGGTGATTTTGTGTTAGTCGGAAAGACTAAGTATGAATGCAAATCTGCTGGTTGGAGTAAAGTGTAATGATTATAATCGCTATAGGATTTTGTACAATAATTGCCGCCGTCAAAGCTGCAGAAGTTGGTGGTAATATTGAAGTTGCTATTCTACTCGCAACGGCCGGAAGTATGATTATGGTATGGGGTATTGATCGGAATGATTAGATTTATTGTAGGATTTTGTACGATAATTGCAGCCGTCGGAGCTGCAGAAGGTTCTGTTGGTATGGGAGTTGCTATACTGCTTGCAACGGGTGGAAGTATGATTATGATATGGGGACTCTCTGGCATGATTGAAAACGGAGATATGGCATAATGAAAAAACTTCTATTGGCAGGGGCGTGCTTACTTGCATTGTCTGCTTGTCAAACAAACAACCCAAGAACTGGTGGCGCACTTGTCGGTGGTCTTACTGGTGGGCTTCTAGGCAATACGATTGGTAAGGGTAGTGGAAGAACCGCTGCCATACTTGGTGGTGCAATTCTTGGTACTATAGTTGGTGCTGAACTGGCTGGTGGTAATCGTGGTTATGGACAACCACAACAATGAACAGTAGTAACTGTTGGGCAGTGCAATAATATTTCAAATGCCGGTGCTAGAGCATCTTGTGAGCGTGGTGTTGCTGAAAAAGATCGTGAATCGCAAAGACAGGCAGAGCAAAATGCTTATCAATGTGGAAGATATGGAAGGTGTAATTAAATGTTAAAAGCAATGTTACTAGTAACAGCATTAGGCGGTGGTGGTGGTGACTATACAGCTGAAATGCCGTCTATGGAAGAATGTCTTGATGCAAGAATAGTAATAGCGGAACAAGATGCAACATTAAAAACGATTTGCATACCTATGGCGGATGAAACTGCGAAGATGCAAGAATTTTTTGATTTGTTCATGGATATGGTTAATCAAATTAAGGCGGGGGAAAGGGAATATATGCCACCCAATACAGAATCAATGAGAGTATGGTAGACTCAATAGAAGATCAAATGAATCGAAGAATTAGCCTTGCTTATGACGCAAGACAAGCGGTTAAATCTGAATGGGGTAAAGGATATTGGGATGCGGTTATTGCATATCTTCTTAGACAGGCAAACCGTTTGAACTAAATACTAACATGGTTATAATCACAGAAAAAGCAAAGGAATACATGCAAAGTGTATCCAATGGCGGTTATGTAACCCTCGGCGTAAAAGGCGGGGGTTGTTCTGGATTCAAGTATACATGGGGCATATCAGAAACTAAGTCTAATGAGGAAATCATAGATAATATTCTGTTGCTAGACCCTATGGCAATCATGTATGTGATTGGTAGTAAGATTGATTATGTAACAGAGCTGGGTGGAAGTTTTTTAACAGTAGTCAATCCAACGGCTACATCATCATGCGGCTGCGGGGAGAGTTTCGGTGTATGAATATAGATGTAAAGTTACAAGAGTTGTTGACGGCGATACAGTAGACGTTGATATTGATCTGGGATTTGGTGTATGGATGCATAAAGAGCGAGTGCGTCTTTATGGTATAGACACGCCAGAGAGTCGCACAAGAGATTTAGAAGAGAAGAAATACGGGCTGATCGCAAAGGAACATATTAAGTCCTTTATGCCGGTAGGATCAATGCAGACACTAGTAACTGTCAAGGATAAGGCTGGTAAGTATGGTAGAATACTGGGCAAGTTTTTGATATATGACAAGAAGACAGACGCTCAAATGACTATTAACGATTGGATGATACGAGAGCATCATGCGGTAGCGTATCATGGGCAGAGTAAAGAAGATATTGCGGAAGAGCATTTGGTGAATAGAGATTTCCTTGAATCTGTGATGACTAAAAATGGGACAGTGTGAGGAATGCGGCATTACTGATGTGCCATTGGTCGCTATTGTATTCTCTTTGAAGAATAAAGATAAGCCCGATGTTTTGTATACTGATTCCGTATATTTGTGTGAAAGATGTTTAAATCAAGATGAAAAATCTAGAACTATACATTGATATACGAGAAGAAATGGAATTGCTTAAAGGGAAGCAGCAGATTGCTTTTGAGGATGGAAATACACGGGAGCTGTGGAAACTACAAATTGTATGGGAATACTTACGAGATAAGATGCTTCTGAATGATGAAGCACCAAACAAGAATGAATATCTAAACTAATAGGAGAAACTAATCAACATGAGTAAGAAACTTTTAATAACACTAGCTACAGTTGGAGCAATTGTCGTAGCGGGAGTTGCATCAGCAGGAATCGTAGCATATAGTTCTTGTGGGTATGATGAGAAGACAGGAAACTATCTATTTGAGGGCAAGGAATATGCATATGGGACAATGGATAGTGCAATGGAATGTGCGCTGCAGGGTATATTGCCTGATGTAGTTGCAAGTCGCTTGGGAATGTGGGGGAATAAGGAAGCTAAAGAAGATGCCGAGCATATTATTCTTATGGATGAACTGAAGAAGGAAGAGCAGGAACAGGCAAAAGAAAAGAAAAACTAATGAATGAAGCATACAACAAAACAAAAGTGGTGCTGCACAAGTGGTGGTATCATCCGAATGTAAAGAAGGTATATGAAGCCAGATGGGTATGGTATCACACTATACTAGTATTTGAGTTGTTTCTTATTATAATCATAGGATTGCTTATATTAGCAAAAATGTAAGACATAATCCATATGAAAAATATAATTATGTGTACACAAAACATGTCCGGCTACTGCAATTGTGTACACAAGGATAAAGGATTTTGATATGAAAAATATAATTATGTATACGCAAGACAAGTGCGGCTACTGCACTGAAGCAATAAAAGAATTTGAATTGAGAGAATGGAAGTATACCACACACAACATCAAACATGCAGACAATTACAAAAATCTGAAAGAACTATTGCCGAACGTAAAAACAGTGCCTCAGATATGGATAGAGAATGAACATATAGGGGGATATGATGAGCTGATAGAGTGGATAACTTCCAATAGTGTGACATAATTGCAACTTGACAAACCCTGTTTTATGGTATATACTAGGGTATAAACTGGAAAAACAACAAAGAGGTTGATATGAAAATTAGTGAATATATCAGGAGCATGATAAATGATCCTTGGATTGATACTGACATTGAGGGTTATAAGTTTATTGGCAATGTCCAGAAAGGTGCGGTTGGCGAGGTATATGTTTCTAATTATATGAAGAATGAACTTAATAGTAAAGTTCTGCCTGCTGATTGTGGTCCTAATGGCCCGTATGATCGTATTATTGATGGTATAAACACTGAGATTAAATTCAGTGCTGCTCACAGTGATAACAGTGCAGATGTTCCTACGATTAAAAGAAATAAACGTGGTGAAGTAAGCTGGACAATTAATCATGTTGCAGTAGAAAAGTGTTGGGAACGACTCATTTTCTGTGGAATGGATTTGGTGGATGGTGTTGCGGTTCCTAACCTTGTGTGGTGTACAAAACAGGACTTTATAGATTGTTTAAATGAAACAACTCTTTTCAAACGTCAGCAGGGTGGTCAGGATGGAACTAATGATGATTTCATGTGTGCGGCCGGTGCAGTGATAAAATGGATGAAATCTGAATACACAAAGGATATCAATAAATGGAATTAAAATTCGGTGAGTGCCTAGACAAACTCACGGAAATACCTGATGGCAGTGTGAATATGATTATGGCTGATCTACCTTATGGTACAACTGCATGTAAATGGGATAGCATTATACCATTGGAACCTCTTTGGAAGGAGCTGAAACGTGTAACAACAGATAATGCTGCAATGGTATTCACCGCACAACAACCATTCACAACTGCGTTGGCTGCATCTAATCTCAATGATTTTAGGTATGAATGGATATGGGAAAAACCGCAAGGAACAAACCCCATGAATGCTAAGGTAATGCCACTTAAATCTCATGAGAACATACTAGTATTCTACGCAAAGAAACCAGTATATAATCCTCAGATGTGGTACTCAACGCCATATACAGGATTCTCATCAGATAAGTCTAAAATAGGTGAAGTATATGGTGCAGCTCAATCAAAACATCGTGACAATCCAGAAGGATCACGTTATCCCAAGACAATATTAAAATTCAAACAAGAAAAAGGATTTCACCCAACACAGAAGCCTGCACCTCTTATGGAATATCTTATAAAGACTTATACAAATGAGGGTGATACAGTATTAGACCCAACAATGGGCAGTGGAACTACAGGTGTATCATGTGTCAATACAAATAGAAATTTTATAGGTATTGAACAAGATGAGAATTATTTTGGTATTGCACAGAAACGTATAGATGATGCTATAGGATTGATGAAGTTTGCAGTAACTATAGTTGCGGAAAAAATAGACCATGAATTTATTTGACTTGAATACAAACAATGTAACCATGAACATAGATGGTAAAGACATAGAGATGAAACCGGCCATATGCTTTGGTAAGGAATATGACAAGTGGCTAGTGAGTGAATGTGGTAAGGTGTGGAGTGTTAAGAAGAATAAACTTATAGAAGGACATATAGTATATTCCTATAATAAGAACAGTAAAGCGATTAGCAAGATTGATTACTCAATAATGACAGAACCAGATTGGTGGGGAGATGGTTCTGGGTTGCGTCATCATGCGGGATATCAGTGGAGGCGTCCGATAACAGGTCATAAAATGGTAATGGATACATGGGCACCACTATATGACAATCCACCAGAGGGTATAACATGGGAAGAGTGGGAGATTGTTAGAAGAGATTTGCCTACTGTGTATAACCATATAAGCAAGACTATATGCATAGACCATATTAATGATGACCCTACGAATAATCACCTTGATAATCTAAGAAGAGTGACTTCTTGGGATAATAATAAGCATCGTAAAGCAAAGGGTATATGAGCTTGCGGAAAGAATAGTCCATGAATACCCAAGTAATCCCAAATATACCCAAATCAATTAAAGGTTAAAATAAAGGTATAGTTGATGTGATTAAAGTTTGCAACCTTTCGGCTCAATTATTCCCATTATGAGACAAATATACCACATTCGCTCAATTATTATCAATTAAATGCAAGAAAGTACTTGACAATCCCTTGACTCTGTTGTATACTGTGTATGTAGAGTGGGTTATGAGACATATAGAGGTATAGAGAATGACTAAAGTGATTAGATATCTGCCCAAATCAGTTCAGTATTGGCTGGGATATACAGTTGGCTACATTCAAAGGTATACCAAATAACTATATGTGGTAGGTGATCATTCGAATCCCCCTGTGTAAGAGCGTAGTATGCACCATATGTTGATTTAAGAGAATATAAGAGAGATAGCTAAGATTCTTCTTGACAATACCCTTTCAGTATGGTATAGTTAAGATAATGGAGAGAGAGACTTCTGGATGCCCACCAATTGGGTATAGGTCATATGACACTGCTAGTCTCTCTCTAGAAAGAAGCCCATGGGTACATCATTTGTTAATGCAGGATACACCTCAGAGGGTCAGAGAGTGGTGCTGTGGCGTCTTGGAGAGTATACCTATGAGATACAGTCTGCTGTTAAAGCTTTAGCTAATAACAGCGCTGAGAGCGTCTTTCTCCTTGATGTGTCATATGAGGAAGCAATGAAAAAGTTTAAAGAATATACAAAATAACTGTTGACAAACCCTGCTGAGTATGGTACACTTAGGTATAATCAAGAGACAGAGACTACTGGCGCCCACGACGGGCTAGGGGAAATCCCACTGAAAGTCTCTGTTATAGGAACCAACCAATGACCTACGATGAAGCGATTGAGTTCTGCACTAAGAGAATGGTAGTGATGGGGTATGCCCCATGGGAGATCAAAGAGGCAGCATTGAAACTGCTGGGTGAGGAATGTGCTAGGGAATATGAAAAGAAATATGGAGAATAATGCATTTTCTTCTTGACAAAGCTCGTTGAGTGTGGTACTATTAGGTATAGTCAGAGAGAAAGAAATAACCCGATGATATCTATAATCTAAAGGCCCGCTAAACCGTGAGTAGGTTCGCCCCATGTGAATTGAAAGCTATGGCCTCGGAGAGAGACATGGGGTGCCCCTTGAGAATTATATTTCTGGTTGAGGGGCATGGCAGGGGGGACGCAGCCCCATCAGAAAGGCCCAGAATGATTATTTGGCTGTTACATGTAACGGCTAGTACTACAACAGAGGGGGTTGCTCGCCCCTCATAGAGATTGGTTTTTCATTGGGCTGATCTCTATAGGAGAGAGAGAGTTGATCTTTAGGATGGTGGGCCCACGGTGAAAGTTCCATATATTATGGTGTGGGGTTATGTGTGATCCTCTCTCTCTTTTTAATTGTTTGTGTTTGTGGGGATGATGGGTTGTGAATGAAGGCACTAGAGCGACAGGTCTTCAAGGTGGCGCTACACCTAACGAAAGGTTCGACTCCTTTCCATCCTCTACTCCTCAGCAATGGGGGGGCCTTAAAACTGGCTTCGCTTTCGCAATCTATAAATGCAATAAGGTGTCTAAGAAATATTATGTGTGATAAGTTCTGAGAATATGTGTGATAATTTCTGATTAAAACTGATTAGCCCCCCACCCCTAAAACTGAGCGGCTTTAAAATGAACTACCCGTTATATAAAGGTGTATCTAAGGAATATTAAGTGGATGAAGCTCATATATTAAAAGCCGCCCCCACCCCGAAACCTCAGCGGTTTTCAATTACACTTCCCTATGGTAAAACATAAAGATTATCTGAGATTCTTCTTGACAAATCATATTAAGTATGATACTATTAGGTATAGTGAGAAACAACAAGGAAATATTATGAGAATAGATTATGATGTATCCGTTCAATTTTATAGGATTGGTTTTTCTAGAGATGAGTATGTTCGTTTTTTGGAAATAATGGATCAATTCAATATTGATTATAATGAATCGCCACATGACGAAACATTAGCGGTGAGAGAAATATCACAGATCGAAACCGGATCAACTAATTTCAATCGACGTGTTGATGAAATGTGGTGGATGCATGATAATATGCAAATGATTAACTTTATAGTTAAATCTCATTTTCAAGATGAATGGGATGAAATTTTGTGGTCTGCTATGAACAAGCTTGGCAAGTATGAAGATCAACAGACATGATCCCTAGATGGCGGCGAAAGTGGTACAGAATTATTATCTTAACAGGAGAAAAAATATTATGATGAGTTATCTAGAAGGCGTTCGGTTGGATTACGAGACTGCTAGTTTGATTACCCGATTAACTTTGATTGATTCTTTAAAGGCAATTAATATTGATATTGCAGCTCTTGAGAAAAAAGAATCTTTGCAAGACTACATGAAAGAAGACTTGGAGTATGATCTGAAATATCGGGAAGCTTTGCTGGTGGTCATCGGCAATTTTTCTACCGAAGATGAGATGACTAAGGTGTGTAATGGAACTTAAAGAGCATGAAAATCTATCAAAAACTTCTACGCCGTTAAAGCATCAGCATCCTCTCTCTTGGTATGTGAAATGGGCGGCGTCTATTATTCTGATGGCAGCAATGATATTTACTGCGAATAACATTTATCCATACAATTTATTTCTACACTTTGTTGGAATATCTGGTTGGTTATGGGTTGCAGTGCTATGGAATGACAGAGCTCTGATTGTTCTTAACTCTGTGGCTCTTGCTATATTTGCGAATGGTATGGTTGCGTATGTTCAGAAAGTGTTATAATGAAAATTAATTATGTTAGCGATTTGCATCTTGAATTTGGTCCATTGGAAAACGAACCAGATGATGGGGATATTCTCGTTTTGGCGGGCGATATTAATATTAAAGGTCGAGTTGATTGGATTAATAGTATGGCAGCTAAGTATAATCATGTGATATATGTTCTTGGCAACCATGAATTTTATCGTGGCACATTGAACGGCATTCATAGAAAAACACGGGAGAACCTTGCGAATAATGTTCATTTGTTGGAGAATGAGAGCATAACAATCAAAGCACTCTCTGATTCATCTACAATGTATGATGATGTTACTTTTCATGGAGCAACGCTATGGTCGGATTTTCTCAATGGCGATCCGATATCATATTTGCAATGTGCCCAGGCGATGACCGACTATCGTATAATTCGAGCTGGCGATGGTCAGTATAAATTTACGCCACAAATTGCTCACAGTTTGCACAACACCTCTAAAGTGTTTCTGCAAGAGAATGTAAGAGAGGGTGATGTTGTTGTTACACATATGGCACCTTCCTTTCTTAGTGTTCATGAAAAATATAAGCATGATATGCATATTAATGGAGCATATGCATCTGATCTATCTGAGCTAATTCTGAATACGAAGCCCAAGCTTTGGTTTCATGGGCATATGCATGACTCATTTGACTATACTATTGGCGACACTCGTATTTTGTGTAATCCCCGTGGATATGTCGGAGAAGAATTGAATTCTGAATTTGATCCTAACGCTTGTACATATTTGTGATATGAAAGAAAGGTTTACCAATGCCGGTTGATTATTTCTACGCACGGCCCAGTCCAGGCGAAAGACTAATCGCTTACAAACTCGTCGGCACAAAAGAATATAACTGCCAGCTACCCGGCGAACCCCTGGGGACATTAGTCGAAGGCCGGGAGATTAGACTGTCTGGTCGTTTGGGCGACACAATTTACAGCTACACTTTGGAAAGCATCGCTCCCGAAAGCAGGGAAATGATCGAGAAAGACATGAAGGGAAAGAAAAATGACGGATAAATTTGATTTTGAAGAGGACATGATGAACTGTTGGCATGTTGTTGATGACATTAAACAGTTAACCACAATGGTTACGGATAGAGATGCATCTACAGAGGATATTGCAAATGTTCTTCTTGGTTTACAGGTACTATATAATGATAGATTTATACAATTAATGGCCGGCTTTGAAGCTGTGGAAATTCATGACATGTCAGGACAAAACAAGATTGATACATCGTGGGTGGAATCTGAGAGGACTCGAAAAGATAATACTGTAACTAATGAAATGATTGATCAATATATTATTCTTAAACAGGAAATTAAAAAACAAAAAACTATTAATAATCCAAAGGATTATCAAAAAGAAGATTTGAAATATAATGAAAAGTTCCTGAATGCTGTCGAAATAATGCTAAAACATTATACTGTCCGTTCAGAGTGGCCGGAAGAATTGAAAGACGCTGAAAATGAATAATGATTTGTATATGCGTGTTCTTTATCTGGAGAAAGAGATAGAGAAGTTGCAAGAGTATATTCGAAAGTTAGAAGTTAAGCTTAAAATAAATCCTTTTACCAGAGATTCCTTTAGAGATAAAGAAATTAATTATTCAGCTGAATAATCATGATAGCATTACTGATATTACTGATAACTGGTTATTTGCTTTACAAGCTTGTTACCAGCCCTATCAAGTCTATGAAGATTGTCATTGCCGGAGTGTTCTTTCTTTTATTGGGAAGCATTGCATGGTTGGGTGTTGTTTATCTTTTATTTCAATCATAAGAAAAGGAATGTGAAATGAGTATCTATAACGAATATGTGCCAAGAAAAAAGAATCCGTTCAAGACTGTAACGGTGGAATACTTTGAAGAGTTTGAAAAAGACACTTCAAGAGTGGCGCCGATGTGGCAAGGGCCAGGAGTGCGCCGAATACGAATTGTTACGACAACTAGTAGCTATAATATGGGGTCTGCAAAAGGCGATCCCGTTGTTTCTACAACCTATGAATACTTATGAGGAATAATAATGCCGAATAGACTGTTATGTGATGTTCTTAGTGAGATGCGAGAATGTGTTAAGACTACGAACTTCTCTTATTTGTCAGGACTGATTGAAGAAGCGCAATCTCTTGCAAATCGAATGGAATCAAATTTGTACGACATAAAAGATTTCAATCGTCTTCACAAAGACATTAAGGTTTTGAAGAAGAAAAAGAAGAAGCTAGAAGAGAAAGTAGAGGAGTTGGAAGAATGAATATCGGTGATACTGTTAACTACTATAACGAATACAATGAAAAAGTATGCGGTGCCATTACAGAGATTGCTTCTGATATGGACAGCTATGATGAGGTGAGGTTGGAGGACGGCATTCCGATGTACTACTCCAAAAAACTTTTTCGCTTTGTTCCTGTCAAGAAAAAGAATATTGACTCTGTGTTTCTTACTGTGGAAACTGTTGGGCATTCGAAAGAGTTTCTGGCATTAAATGAATTACTCTAATCTGGCATGAATGATTTTCTAGAGGTTTATGACTATAAGTTTAATGATTGCTGTGAGAATGCAATCAAGTATTTTGAATCCGTCTATGATGAGAGTTCTTCCAAGTCGGCAGGGCTATCGTACTTCAACAAAAATCGTCAGAAGATTTGTGCGTCCAAGACCTTTGATTTTGGGCAAGACTTAGAAGTTAATCCATACATATACAAATATGTTCAACCGTCTATCAAATCATATACAGAAAAATACGATTATCTTAGCAAGATTGATAAGGTGAGCCACTGGAGGCTTTGTCCTAATTACAATGTGCAGCGATATGATGGAGAGAAGGAAGGGTTCTTTTCTTTGCATAATGAATCATCTGGCACTTATCCCTATCGCATACTTGCATGGATGGTGTATCTTAATGATGCTAAGAGTGGTACAGAGTTTCCTTATCAGTCAAAAACTATCACGCCGAAGCCAGGCAGAACTGTTATCTGGCCTGCTGGTTGGACTCATCCTCATAAGGGTGAAACTCCGAATGAAGGGATAAAGTATATTGCCACAGGATGGTTCTATCAGCTTCCAAAAGGAGAACCAAAGTTTGATGGGCGCCATCCAGATGAGCAACGCATACAGGAGATTGTAGTATGAGCGCATTGAGTGATTTAGTGTATGGAAAGGATAATAAACCCTGGCCACACTTTACTGACAAGTATCCTGTCAAGGTAAAACAGATAACAGGAATTGACAATGCCCAGCTGGAACAAGATATAAGAGAGGCTGGAGATTATCTTGGAGGTCGAACCGCAGCGAAATGTCTCATGACTCGCTGGGATATGCATACTGTTTATGAATCCTTTGTACTTGTTTCTGAAAAGGCTATGGAGATTGCAGAAGCATGTCCCCTTTCAACAAAAACAGATACTGATGGCAATCCTTTAAAGGTTCCTCTATATCTTAACGATACTTGGGGATTGGTCTATACTAAAGGACAGTTAGCAAAAATGCATAATCACTGGCCATCTCTGTGGTCATATACCTATTGCGTATCTGCTTGTGAAGAGTGTTCGCCTCTGGTGTTTCCTAATGCACAAGAACCTTTGAGTGTGTTGCCAAAGACTTCTCAAATGATTGTGTTTCCATCATGGTTGAAGCATGAGGTTCCAATACATAAATGTGAGCATGACCGTATTATGATTTCTGGTAATCTGAATAATGCTTCGTAATTTTGTAAGGGGATTTGAGAATGCGCTATCAGCTGATATGTGCAAATCTTTGATTGATTGGTTTGAAAGCGAGCCGGATGTAAGAACCAGAGAAGTTAATCGTGACACTCGTAAAGATAAACAGATGTGGCTTTCAGAGGATTCGTCCTTATATGCTCCTTTGCAAAAAGTAAAGTTTGACATGCTGAATGATTATTTAAAAGAATTTCCTTATGCATATCGGGGAGCCAGAAAACTTATTACACCAGAATCCAAAATACAGCGCACAAATCCTATGGGCGGTGGGTTTCATAATTTCCATTCAGAAATAAGTCATTGGGAGAACTGTGCCCGAGCTCTGGTATGGACTATCTATCTAAATGATATTCCAGAAGGAGAAGGTGAGACAGAGTTTCTATACGAGAAAATAAGAATACAACCAAGTCAAGGTATGGGTTGCATATTTCCTGCTGCATGGATGTATCAGCACCGTGGCAACCCTATACACACGCACTCTAAGTATATTGCGACAGGTTGGTATTGGTATCCAGAGGAGCCATCATTCACATGAGTTTATTAAAATCTATTGTAACCAATATTGAAAACGAAAATAAACTTGAGGAAAAGAAACTTAGACAACTAAGAACGAATCCTTCTTCTGTACAGTTTGATGTTAATTTTCCTGTGGTGAAAAATGACTGCTCAAATGAAGAGCTTCAAAAACGACTTGCTCAAGCATGTAGAGATATTGGTGATGTACAAAAATCAACAACCAATGTTCAAGGAAGTATGACTGATTGGTATATGCAGGAATCAAATCCAGATTTTATGGAAGTGTGTCGTATGGCAATAGATGTTGCATATGAAAATTCTCCAAGGCCGGGTGTTTCATTAATGCCCTATGATTGCTGGGGTGCAATATATTCCAAGGGTGACTATACTAAGACTCATGAGCATTGGCCAATGATATGGAGTTGGGTGTATAATGTAGAGTGCTGCGAACATTGCTCACCATTGGTTTTTGATGATACTTCTGGTGTATTGAAAGGCCTTCCTTATGGCCATCATTCAATACAACCTAAAAGTGGTAATATGATTTTATTTCCTGGCTGGATTAGACATTCTGTGCCAAAACAAAAATGTGATCATGATCGTATCATTCTAGCAGGAAACCTTGGAATGAATCCGTGGCAATCAATTACGGGCATGGAATTTCGTGGCGCTACTGGTATGAGTGAAGAATTCAAAAATATAGCTCAGTGGTTATATTGAAAATTTTATATACTAAATATAATTTACATGATTTATTACAGAATAATTTCTAAAAAAATACTTGCTGACAAGTTGTCAGAAGAAGATGCTTTTATTGCACTTGATATGTACAAGGATCAAGGTATACAAGATGTATCTATAGAAAAATATGACATTCTGCCACGATTGGGGCGTGATCCAGACTTGCACTAATCCTTATAAATAGTCAAAAGACTGATTAAAGGATTATTATGGCTGAGCAAAGTTACTTTATGGGCCAAGATGGTTTCATCTGGTTCGTTGGTGTAGTAGAAGATAGAAATGATCCTGAGCGTATTGGGCGGGTTCGTGTTCGTTGTCTTGGATTTCATACAGAAGATTTAACTTCACTTCCTACTGCTGATTTGCCGTGGGCTCATGTTATGCATCCTGTTACAGACCCATCGATGCATGGAATGGGCAGCACTCCTTCTTTTCTTGTTGAAGGAAGTTGGGTAATTGGTTTCTTTAGAGATGCACAAGAAAAACAACAACCTGTCATTATAGGGTCTTTGCCGGGCAATCCTGATAATCCTGCTAATCATAAAGAAGGTTTTAATGATCCTAGAAGTCCTTATTCAAAACAAGTACCATATGCTAGAACTCCTAATTATGGCCCTTATCCCTTAGATGGAGATATTTATTTTAGAGATTCTGACCATGCATACGGTGAACCAGATACTAATAGATTAGCACAAGGCGAAGCATCAGAAACACATAACTCTCTTATTGATAGAAGACTAAGAAGGTTGCGTGGTGATCCAGAATTAAATGATGATACTGTTGGTGTAGATGATGATAGCGATCCAGAATTAACAAGACTAGGAACAGGCATTCCTACTGCAACACAGCCGTATCTTAAACGAGTGGATGATGCTGCTGTTGAAGAGACTCGTGGTTGGTGGGATGAACCTGATCCGAAAGGTATTAAGAAAAATGCAGCCGTATATGCTTCTAGTCAATATCCTTATAATCATGTTAATGAAAGTGAGTCTGGCCATATACATGAGATAGATGATACTAAGGGTGGAGAAAGATTATATAGACAACATAAGTCTGGAACATTTGAAGAGATACATCCAGATGGGTCAAAAGTTGTTAAGATAATCGGTGACAACTATGAAATTGTTGCTGGAAATTCAAATGTTTCTATAACTGGTAATGTTAACCTGACAGTAACAGGAACGGTGCGGGAGCTCATCAAAGGCGATTATCATTTAGAGGTTGAAGGAAACTATACTCAAAAAATCCACAAAAATCATCGTGTCAAGATTGGTGCCGGAGAAGGTGGTGGAAATCGTGTAGAAGAGATACGGGGCAATCATGCGTATCAGATTGGTGGTGTTGATAAAGACGGCAATCCCATGATCGGAAATGTGAAGGGTAGAATTAATGGAAATGTTGATACAATAATTGAAAAGTCTGAAGTTAGAATCATTAATGATACCAGCAGCCTAAGTGTACAAAATGCTATCAAGATTGCTGCAACAGGGCCCACATATGCTGAAGAACCATACGCAATTTCTGGTGATATTACCATAGTTGCTAATAATAATTTATCTACAACAACTTTATCAGGTATTACATCATTCAAGTCTGGTGATAAACTAAATTTAAAATCTGCTACAACTATGCACATTAAATCAGAGACAACTATTGATATGGATGCAACAACAGAAGTAGATGTAGATTCTGCATTGATTAACTTGAACTAGGTTGGGGGAATTAAATGGCAGCCGTACATAGACATGAAGATGCAAGAGCTTGTGGTGCCACTACAGTAGTAAGTGGAAATACAACAGTTTACGCAAACAGTAAGTTAATTGCGATAAATGGAAATGTAAGTTCTCATGGTGCTGGTGCATTAACGGCCGGATCGAACAATGTATTTATAGGTGGGATTGCAGTTGTTAATAATACACCAGACTCAGCAGCAATAGATATTTTGGAACACACAAATACACAAACTGCTGCTGGTTCTTTAAATGTTAATGTAGGAGATTGATATGGCCGACTTTAAAGTTCCAAATCTGTGTGGCGCAAGTCCAGAGTTTAATGCGATTCAAACTAAATTTGAATCAATGATGACCAGTGCTACTGATGGATTAGAGGTTGATGCTTCGGCACTTAAAGCTACTTTGGATACTGATGTTACTTCATTAGTAGCAGACCTGAAAGCAATGATTCCTGAATTGCCGGCACTTCCCAATGTAAACTTACAAGGGCAACTTACTAGTTTATCTAGCTTGATTCCAGGCAGTGGACAATATACGAGATTACTTGCTGATATTACAACAAAGTTTGGTACTGAATTAACTGCTAGTGGATTTTCTTTGGATACTTTAGTTTCAGATGCTGCAACAGCAATAACGGGTGCTGGAAATTTATGTGATGCTGTTCCTAATTTTGAAGTTCCAGCTGCTGGAGGT